TGCTAGTCCGTCTCAATTTCCAGAGCCTACTTTACAGGCTTTTTGGACGGGGGCGACTTATTATGTTAGTAACGTGGGGAATTTTGGAAGTTTGCAAGGAGCAGCGAGACAATACGCGCTTAACTTGATGACCGCCCATCTTGTGTACATATCGCAACTTGTAGCACAAGGACAAGTTCCATATGTGTTAGCAGCGTCCACGATTGATAAAGTTCAGGTTACGGCTGTTCAAGTACCGATTAAAAACCAATGGCAATGGTGGATGCTTATAAGTCCTTACGGGCAGCAATTGTGGGCACAGTTACAAACACAATCTGTGGGGGGTTTCTATATTGGAGGTTCTCCCACAATTACGGCGTTCAGGGGGTACGGGAACAGTGGGTATGCGTACTACAACTGAAACACATATCAACCTTGATGCGGCTCTAGCTTCTCTTACTACCGATAAGGTATTAAAAGTGGGATGGCCAGAAAAGATACGATATAAAGAAGAGGAAGGCGGAGAATTTGTGGCAGCGATAGCCGCACAAAATGAGTACGGTGCTCCGCATCTTCACATACCTGCGCGACCTTTTCTTGGACCTGCCATATCAACTAATAAGACTGCCTGGTTAGATCAGGTGAGACGTGGCGCTAAGCGAGCTATACGAGGTGAAACTACCGTTTTAGATATCCTTGATGACTTAGGACAAAGGGCTAGCGGAGATGTAGCTAAGGCAATTAAAGCGGTTACGTCACCTCCATTGTCTCCGATTACCATAGAACGTAGAGCAGCAAGGTACACCTCTAAAACTAATAAAACGAACGCTAAAACGCTGTCAAAGCCACTTGTGGATACTGGTCTCATGTTAGCTTCAGTAACTTATCTTGTGGAGAATGAATAGTGTATATCCCAGGACAAGACCTACTTAGAATGGCTTTGACGATGATAACGCGTCAAGGTGTTACTTATTATAAAGCCGCGTATAGGGTCATAAACTCACTAGGACAATACCTGACAACTTTTGAACCTGGGTCATTAATGTATGGAAGCTGGCAGCCTGTACCCCGTGCGCTATTGATTAAATACGGTTTGAACCTACAAAAAGACTACTATACCTTCTACACCCCTAATAACGTTTTAGACTTAGATCGGGAGATTACCGCAGATCAGATCGCTTTCAATGGTCAATTATTCCAAGTAGAAAGTGATAACGATTGGTATATGCTCGATGGATGGAAGGGAGTACTCTGTATCCACATAGGCCCCGATGTGGAACAACAGGCGGTATTTGGATTTGGGTCTATCCCAAGCGAGAACACATATGTTAACTTTAATAATGGGAACTTTTTAGGAAGCGATGCAAACTGATAACACGTTAATACAGCTTTTCTTACCGATAATCCAAGCAGGACTTATCGCTGATGGCTTTACCAATGTGGTAACACAGCAAGCAAACCAACCCACACAACAGGGTATCCCCACAGCTCCCACGGTTTATTTTTATAAAACGCACACTAAACGTTATGGGTTTTTAGGCCGTAATGATAAATGGAATTCTATGAGTAGTATGATGGTTCATCATGAGCATCAATATTACGAAACAACTTTCCGGATTCAGACCCTTGTTTTACAGAGTGTAAAAAATCCGACTTACACTGCTGCAGACTTGGCTAACGAAGTTGCTAGTATAATGCAGAGTGATGCCACGCTTGCGACATTGAACGCACAAGGTGTGGGAATATTAAGAGTAATGGATATAGCAAATCCCTATTTTACGGATGATCGTGATAATTTTGAGGCACTACCATCTTTTGACTTTACTCTGCTATACTTGAACGATAGAACGTCTACGACGCCTATCATTGATACATACCAGTACGGTATACACCCGGTCTGAGCAAGGGAGCTAAAATGTCAATCAGCATAACTCGGTATATTGATATTACTTCAGGTGTAGGAGCGGGCGCGGTAGTCCCCACACGTGATTTGGTCGGTCGTTTATTCACCGCTAATAGTTTTGTCCCTCCTCAAAGTTTCATATCTTTTGATAGTGCCGCTGCGGTGGGTTCCTACTTCGGGACCACGACAGAAGAGTACTACAGGGCAGTATTCTACTTTAGTTTTATAAGCAAAACACAGACTCAGGCAGGGTCTATTCAGTACGCACGTTGGGTCAATAGTGCCGTAGCTCCTATGATATTCGCTGCGGATAAGACTAATAGCGTGTATACAAATTGGACAAGCATAACCGATGGTGCTCTTATATTGACTATGGGGACTTTTATGTTCACCCTCAGCAGTTTAGACTTTAGTGGTGTAACCGACGTGAGCGATGTTGCCACTATTGTGGAAGATGCTATTCAAGCTCAAACAGGCGGAGGAGCGTTGTGGACTGCGGCCACAGTGACTTTTGATAGTGATACAGGTGGTTTTGACCTGGTCGGTGGCGCTACAGGTGTTGCCGCTATCTCCGTTGCACCTCCTCTCAGCGGCACAGATATCACAGGTGCTGGTTTATTAGGATGGAGACCTGAATCTATCAATACCAATGGTAATATTACACCTGGTGCGATATGGTCTATCGGGTCCGATGTGGAAAGTATTACCACAACCCTTACCAACTCTAATGCGCTATCAAATAACTTTGGTTCATTTTTGTTCCTTACAAACTTAGCGTTATCTAATAACCAAATAGTTGAGGCGGCTAATTGGAACTACACACTAAATAATTTGTACTTGTACACTGTTGGTACTATCGGTACTAATACGGGAGATTTACATACCGCATTAGCTAACATAGGCGGTGTGGGAATAACTTTAAGTCCGGCTCTTACGCCTTTGCAATATCCTGAAATGTGCCCGATGATTATTGAAGCGTGCACCGATTATTTATCTATTAATAGTGTTCAAAATTATGAGTTTCAAATATTCCCCACACTTACACCGAGCGTTACTACAGATGCGGCGGCTAACGGTTATGACGCAATTGGGGTTAACTATTATGGACAAACCCAAGAAGCGGGAGTTCAGATAGCTTTTTATCAAACAGGAACTCTTCAAGGACCACCCACAAGCCCGTTAGCGATGAACACGTACGTTAATGAGATTTGGCTTAAAGACGCTGCAACTAGTGCCATAATGACTTTATTACTGGCGCAGACTCAGGTCCCTGCTAACTCCCAAGGTCGTTTGATGATATTAGGGTCTCTACAAAGCGTCGTTACTCAAGCATTAAATAATGGTACGATTAGCGTTAATAAGACTTTAACTGTTTCTCAGCAAATGTTTATCACGAGCGTGACTGGAGATCCAGACGCATGGCATCAAGTTCAGGATATTGGATACTGGTTAGACTGTTTGATTATTGCAGTAGGTCCTGATTACCAAGCTCAATACACATTAGTTTACAGTAAAGACGATGTAATTAACTTCGTTTCGGGTACCCATACTTTGATTTGAGGATCTAAACATGCAAAATATTTCTGGTTTTGGGTTAATCGTAAACGTGATAGCGGATAAAACTTTCCCGATCGGGTTAAATATCGATCAGTGGGCAGATGATACAGACCCTTTTGATTTGCCGAGTTTACAGATTGCGGACAAAGCGATGGGGTTGAATGGGGACTTGATCATATGGTCCAAGCCTACACCTATTAATATCTCTCTATCCGTGATCCCTGGTAGCTTCTCAGATATCAACCTGGCTATACTGCTTGAAGCAAACCGCGTGGGTAGGGGTAAAATCGGGGCTAGGGACTTAATTACTCTGGTAGCTAATTATCCTGCGGGTAACTTTATCATATTACAACAAGGCGCTATTACTGATGGTATGCCTGCAAGCAGTGTAGCTAGCAGCGCTAGACTGAAATCTAAAACTTATGTTTTTACATTCGAGAACCGCATCGGGGGATAAATGCTACTACAGCCTATCGAAAAACAAATAAATGGGAAAACTTTTATATTGTCTAAATTTCCGGCTACTGCTGGACGTGAGATTGCTGCAGTGTATACCAGCTCTCAATTTTTGAAAGATATCGACTACAAAGTCAATGAATCGATAATGCTCAAGCTGATGTGCTATGTGGGCATACCTGTGCAAGGTTCAACTCCGATCCCTCTAACCACACGTGCTTTGGTAGATAACCACGCAGGGGACTGGGAAACTTTAGTCAAGATAGAAAAGGAAATGATTGACTATAATTGCGGTTTTTTAACGAGCGAGTGAGTTTAAGTTTCCCTC